AATATTAAAACGGGGGCGAGCTAAGCTCCGGCGTAGCTAAGGCTGCTGCGTAGCGTAGTGGTACCTACCCTCCCAGGGGTACACACCGCCGCGCGTGTCGGAAATTGGTGACCGGAAGTGCCAGATTCGGCGTTCTGAGGAGTTTTGGTAAAGTTGAAACTTACTTTTTCAGCGCATTACCACGCGCCTTCAAGAGACAGAAATAAGGGTATTTTAGGAAAGGGGAATTATTTCTCTCTCCTGTCTCCAATTGAGACTCCGATATATTGGAGTCCAATTTACCTATTGGTACTCAAATATTTACCCATGGGGTAAATATAATTTACTATTTTACTATGCAGTAAAACAGTAAATAACTCATGTGTACGGATTTAACTATTCATAAATGTGGAGCCCATTTATTCATGATTTTATCTTTTTTTCGGGACATTTTTTTTATTGTTGTCAGTTTTGGTTTGTTTCGTCGCTGCGCTCCCATTTTTTTTTATTGTATGTTGTGCTTGTGTTAGTGTTTATTTAGGGTTTGTTTTCTTTTTTTTTTCTGATTGAAACTAAAGTATCAATCAGTTATTTTTCTTTTCTTTTTTTATTATTCATAATTATTTTATAATTATGATTTTATTTCTTTTTATTTTTTTAGATATTTGATAGTGTTGTCACTATCAAACATTAGGTCTCCACATAATATATATGATATAAACCAGACCACATAATTAAATTAGGTCCATATATCAAAATTTATGAATCCTATTTAAACAGAAACTCATGTTTATAACCTATACAATTAACAATGACGATCAAGTATGATAATAAGAGAGGGATGGAATTCACTGTAAATGTGAGGTTGAAGAACGACAATTCCATCATAGTTCAGATTGATTTGGTATCCACACGGTCACCGGCCCTAGCCAAGGCCAAATTCTTGATCCCATACGGCCATCATGGGTTCACAGGTCCATTCGACTTCAACAGCCTGGAGGAAAGGATATGTCACCTGCTGAAGATCACGTACGAGGATTCAACCATAGGGGAATTCCGGAAGGAGGGCATGGTTGAGACTATTGATATCCTGATGATGCACGATGCACCAGTATTTGATATTAATGTGCACGATTTGTATGATGTATATACCAATGCATGTGTATAAATACGTGTATATGATGTATTTGTATAACATATTAATAAATTTAAATTTTAATATTTTTTAAAGTCCAATATAAAAGCCCAATAACAAAAGCCCATAAAATAAAAGCCCAATAACAAAAGCCCATAAGATTTACGCACAATTGCATTGACCAGGTCAACATTTTCTTCTCTGTCAAAAGTGGGGCCCACCTCGAACATGAAAAAAATCGCTCGCCCCCGGT